CGCATCCAATCACGATCAACAGCATCCATCTGATTTTGTGTAGTCTTCTGGTAGTGCTGATTGCGTTGATCTGCCAATTCTTGCGGAATACGAGCCAATACAAGACCGCCGACACCTATGATGCCTGCGTTTCGCCCTTCATCCACAACTGGACCTGTATAATCTGGATATTCCTCTGCACGAACGAGTTCATATCCCTCTTGCCGTCGCTTATGTACGTTAGTTTTGTCATCAAATTCCATCACGGATTCGCGAATCCAACGATGTTTATAGCCCAATGGGGCTTCCGGAGCATCTAAAGCTGTACCGGGTCTCCAAACTTGGCGCTCTTCGCGCTCCCGCGTTTGAGTGTCGCGTGAAATACGATCAGCCATATCAGTCTCTCCGATCTGCAAGTTTTTGAACTTCCGCAGCATATTTATCCAAGGGAATACCTAACTTTTCAGCTAATTTCACTTGACCGGGATTAAGATCTACTTGCTTTTTACGTCCATTTACCAGTGAACGACTACCGTTCCCTGAAGGAGTAACAGATTGGACATTTTTCTTGTTACTCTGAAACTTGTTTGGCAATTCCTGACGTATCCGCTTATCAATTTCCGCGTAGTATTCATCGGTTGTGGGGTTATACCCCTCTTCCGCAACAAGCGTTTCGTGAAGTCCACGCGCTACACTGGTCATAATGCGATCTTTGCCAAACCAAGTATTCTTTTCAAGCCAAGACTCTAACTTTGGATCACGCTGTTGTTGGCGTGGCTGTTCTGGTTGAGGTTGTGCTTGTTGTTGTGATTGAGCTTGAGATTTACTTTTTTGAACGCGAAGACGCTCTTTCTCAATAGCAATTTGAGCGATTGCTGATTGAGCATCAGCAACTTTGTCATAATCCCCTGCTTCATGTGCCTCTGCTAATGCACGTTTTGCCTGAACTTCTTGAGAAGAAATACGACCCTCATATTCAGACATGTATCCTTTATCTAAAGTAGAAAGTCTTTGTTTATACTGTTCGTTTTGAGCCTGCATTTGCCTTGCATACTCAACCGCCGCAGCCGCTTCTTCTTCAGCTTGCTTTCGCGCTGCAGTTAATTGCCTAATTCTGCGCTGTGGATCATTTTTCTTTTTATTAGGAGACTCATAATCCCTAAGTTCCTGTTCATCATCAGCGTCTGTACTTGAAAGCTCCTGCTGCTCTTCAGAATCTTCAACAACCTCTGAATCATCCTCTATTTCTACGGATGTTACTTCTTCAATTTCTTTTTCTTGGGCTTCTGCCTGCATAACAAAAACTCTCCTCTGTTATCTTATACATACGAAATGTCTTTGGGGTCAAGTATTGTGGCTATAATATTATCGTCATTTATAATACGAACCTCAAGTCCTTCCACTTTAAACCTATTTCCGGCATATCTTCCTATAAGAACCCAATCTTTTTCAGAACACCACGAACCAGTTGGGAATTTATGGGAGTCTTGGTATGCATCGGGACCAAGTTTTACAACATATGCTGCTACAGTTGCGAATGCTTCACGATCTCTAACTTGATCCGGAACATAAACACCGCCTTTTGTTTTCTCACTTGGGTAATAAGGAATAATTAACATTCTGTAGCCAGTTGGCTGTGGAAGACGCTCTAATGCTGAAGCTTCCATTTGAGAGGGATCACTCTCATTCTTGCTTTCTTCTTTATCTTTTCCAAAAGCGGTCTTTATGGGTCTAGGGATATTCTCCATATCCTTTGGCTTTACTGCCATGTGGTCAGGTACATATAGTTTTTTAGTCATCTGCAAACTCGATATTTTTCATTGCTGTTTTGATCTCTTCTTCCATAAACGTTAAACCTTTAACTTGCCCAACTGCATACCTATACTCATCAAACGAACCAATGTTACCTGTGCCTAAAGACACCTGTATGTCATCACGACGTTGACGTAACTTTTTGTAGAGGTATTCAGCTAGATTTAGTGCGTCCATAAGATCTCCATACTAGGACATTATACAATTCATCGGAGAACACAAGTATTTATCCCAAGGTTTTAGAAAATACCTTGAAATCTTTGGGGTCTAGCTATTTTACTAAAGCGTTTTATTACACTGCCATTAGTCTTTTTTTGCGGTTTTCTTTTTGGCAGGGGCTTTCTTTTTAGGGGCCGCTTTCTTTTTGGGTTTTTCAACCCATGCTTCGTTTTCTGGAGTGCTTGGGTCATCTGGTATATAATGTCCTTGGTCATTACGGGCGCGAACCATTTCTGTTGCCACCTCTGGATTAGCCATTGCCTCTCTTCTGGCTACCTTCTTTTCCTTTTCTACTTCAATCATTTTGGCTCTTATACTACTAGTCATTGTCTAGCTCCTTTTGTTTGTGCATTGATAGCCGCGATGTCTCTCTGTGTCTGAATACGATCTTCAGCTACTCGTGTTTTATCGGCTAAAGCGTCTTGCTGTAAATTTAGCCTCTCTTGAGCCAAACTAGCGTCCATCATTTCTTTCTCACGCTCTAATTCTTGCTTGGCATCAAACTCTGTAGATTTACGCTCCATATCTGCTGCTTTTAATTGTAATTCCTGTTGCCTAATTGCAACAAGAGGATCTGTTCCCTCACCCACAGGCTCAACTGTTTGAGTAAATTCTTCTGTCAAATCTGCAATAAGCATCGCTGCTTGACGTTCAATAGCAGGTTGTAACATCTGCATGGCCTCTGGATTTTGCTGCACCTCTGGCCCTGCTTGTTCCATTACCATTTGCTGTGCTTGCTGTTCTGCCAACATACCTATGTGTTCTTGAATATGACCTTGCAACGTTGCCATGGCTTGTGGATTTGTTTGAACCACAGGTGTAGACATAATAGCTAAGTGTGTTTCCATATGAGCTTTATGGTCTTGTTGCGGAAATGCTTGGGGCATGCCACCAGTGATTGCAATCTTATTTTCCATAGCAGCGTTAATTGGTTGTGGCTGTGGAGGCGGTGGTAATATTGAATCAATGTTGTTTACACCAAGTGCCTCATACATTTTGCGATATGCTTGATACAACCCTTGCGGCCCACCGTGAATTTGTGGGTTTGATTGCACTAGTTGTAACTGTGTTTGTGCAAGCGCAATACGCTGTGCCATTGAAAAGATATTTGGATCACTAACAGGGAGAACATCAACCCTAGCGTCAAAGTCTTGTGCAAATATCTCGGGGCCAAACTCTGTTGATGGCATATACGGATACATCTGAATAGTTTCAGAGAAGACTTTGGACAGTAACTTAAACTCGATCTTTTGCGAATAATGCATGCGTTTATGAATCGCAGACATCACTTTTGTGCCGCGCTCCATAATAGCCATTGTTGTTCCAACAGGCGTTTCGCCGCCCATTTCAGCTATTTTCATGTCTGCCATAGCAGCAAAACGCCGCCCTGCGTCCACGAGAGTACCCAAAAGATTATACAATGTGCCTGAAGGCTCTTTAAATGGCAAAGGCATCAGAGATGAGCGTATGTCGGTTCCTGCAACGTCTATATCTCTAAACTCTCCCGGCTGAAGTGGGCTGTCTTCTTCTCTAATTCTTGCGCCTCGTGCCTTAAATCCCGCAGGCAAGTTAGAAAGCGTACCCGCATCAATTAACTGACGTAAAATAGATGTAGAGGCTTGTGCCAAGCCACCAATCATATGCGTAAGACCAAGACCATAGAAACCAAGACCGGGCAGAAACTTATAATGCACAAAATAGTCCTTGCGCTTCATCATTGGGTCCATCTCTTCGTAGTTCCTACGAATCGAAAGAACTTCGCCAGTATCTTCCACGATTGTAACAATATATGGGAGTTTTAAGCCGCTAGGAGCGCCATCATTGCCCATGTTCTCAAAGCCTTTGAGATCCAAATCAGTGTGAACCTCATACAATGTTAGTTCAACAGATGCATTACTAGGGTGAACACCCTGTATTTCGTTAATTGTCTCCTGAACCTCTGACATTTCTTCGCCGCTATAACCATTGTCAGGCAAATCAACGTCACGATAGAATCCCGCTAATTGAAGCTTTTTAACTTCGTTAGAATCCATCTTAATTACATGCGTAATTCTAGGACATGTGGGTAAATCTGTAGCTCCATAAGGCACAACTAGATCTTCAGCATGCACAAACTGACTTACGGCGCGGCCTTTTAGTGGGTCAAAGTAAACTTTTTTAAATGTTGAGCCTACAATCGGAAGATAAAACAGCATTTGATCCATTTCTGGGTCATATTCTTCCATTTCATAGGTAATCATGTAATTCATGTAATCTTTAACGCGCTCTGCCTGCTTTGTTAGCATTTCATTCTGCGCACCAACTACTTGCGTTCTGACAGGTCCAGTAGCAGGCAACATTTCACGGTATGCCTGTGCTTGGAATTGTGTAACGCTTTCAGCCAAAAGGGGATGAACAACACCAGAGGAACCCTCAAAAGGCTCAACTCTTTCTTCGTTCTGCATTCCTAGATAATCTAGACCACGTTTGTATGTGTCTTCCCATTCCTGTCTGGATGAAAAATCATCATCAATGCTACCAATCAAATCGTTTGATATTTGACCAAGATCTCCCTCTTCCATAAAATCTGCTAGATTAGCATCGAAAGCAGCCTCAACCGTTGCTTCCATTTCCGTGTATTCTCCAACAATAGCAGAACCATCATCAAATTCAAAAACTCCGGGCGATTGTCCAAGTTCTTGCACAACAACGCTTTCACCCTCAACTTGAGGCGCTTGTTCTAAGATTCCACCCGATCCTATATTAGGTTCAATAGCCATTTTCTTTCCCTTTTAGGTGTTGGAGCGAAAGTCGCTCAACCATCATGGAGCAGTAACACTTTGGGAGCGCCTGCATCAATGGGCAGGGAGATGCCACATTCGATATCTTCCGCCCCAACCTCAATATTGTGTGACTCACAGCAATCAAAGAAAACCTGATTTACACCAGATTTTAGCTTTTCTATATCAACGCTGTAAGTCACATCGCTCATTATCTAACTCCAGAAAAATTAGTACCGCGCATTGCAGCACCACCCCCACGACATACTTGACCGCCGCCTTGCATCTTTTTAACTTTGGTACCTTTGGTACTCTTTTTTTCTCCTCTTAGGATTTTAAAATCTTCACCTGATATTTTTCCATCTTTATTTTTATCAAGTTTTTTCTGACCACCTGAAAGAGCAACACCACCGTCTTCCATATTAGCTAAATCTTGGGCTGTTCGTTGAGCCGCACGATTTCCACGATCAATAGCGCCTACATCTGGTCGCATTCTTGGCTTTGACGGCATCATTTCACGAAACCTTTGACGGTCTGCATCAGAAAGACCACCTAGTACTGTGCCTGCACGACCACTCATCTCATTCAAAAGCTGCCGATCAAGATCAGAAAGAGTTTTGCCTGACTCGCCCATCATGGACATACCCATTCTTTCTTTTCTACCGAGCATTTCATCCATAAGATTTCTATCAGAATCCGACATAGCCCTTCCTGTGTCATCTCCTACAGCATCAAGCAATGCTTTATTGATAGCCTTTCTAAGATTACGGTCTGATCTGCTTCTTCTTTTAAAAGCGTCATTTCTGCCTGTTTTTCCGTTAGCCATTAGTAATACTCCTTTCGTCTACGAGAATACATCAAATCTTCTTCTTCATAATCACTTGGGGTCGTAATAAAACCACCCTGTCTAAAACGTAGTATAGCCTGTGTCATCGAATCCGCCAAGTCATCATGTTCACCATTTGGAAATGAGGCACATTCTTCCATCACCTCATCGGCAAAATTAGTCTCAGGAGACCACACCATGCCACTTTCAAACACAGGGGCGCAGGCATGCATTCTTGTAAACTTATCCGCACCACGACCCGGAGTAAATGGTGTTACAGGAATACCCATACGCCTTAATTCTTGCGTTAATGGCATCCCAGAGCCTTTTTGCTCTATCAATATCATATCAGGCTCAAATTCTTTATACAAATCATTTGCAGCTTCCTTTAATTCAGGAAACTCCCATCTACCACGCACAGCGTCAAGCAAAATTATATGATCTTCGCCCGTATCTTCGTGGTGAAACACGCCCCAAGTCGTAATTGCAGAATAATCGGCTCTATCGCTCTTGCTAAACGCAGTATCGTAAGACTGAATGATGTAACTACAAGGTGGTGGCACCTCACTTTCCCATAAATTCCACCATTCTCGCTTAATAATCGCCCCTTCTTCTGCAGTTGGGTTCTGCATGTACTGAGCGTTCCATTTACTCACAGGAATAGACGCTTTTACGCCTTCAAGCTCGTCTAATGACCAAAATTCAGGCCAAAGTGAGCCACCTTTTGGCATAATTGCAGGAAATTCTACCACTTCCCACTTATCAGCGCCCTTTTCGTTCTGTTTTTGCAAAACTTTTGCTGTCAAATCACGAATACTCCACCGTGTCATCACAATTATGATCGCGCCACCCGGCTGCAAACGCTGTCTAGGGCCAGAAGTGTACCATTCGTAGATATTATCTAATGCGCTAACGCTTAACGCATCCTGTTCCGAAACGGGATCGTCAATAATCGCCAAATCCGCACCACGACCCGCGAGAGCACCGCCCACACCCACAGCATAGTATTCACCACCACCGTTGGTACTCCATCGACCAGACGCTTTAGCATCTGACGCAAGACTGACATTAGGAAAGACATCTCTAAAATCCTCACTATCTATAAGATTTTTGACTTTACGACCAAAACCAACGGCAAGTTCGGCTGTGTGCGTTGCTTGAATAATCTTTAAGTCTGGCTTTCTCCCCATAAGCCATGTTGGAAACAAATAACTCGCAAACTCAGATTTCGTATGTCGTGGCGGCATATTAATAATCAGCCGCTTGAGTTTGCCATCTGCCACTGCTTGCAGCTTCTCAGCGTATATTTTATGATGCCTGCCTTCAATAAACTGAGGCCAAACAAACTTCACGAAACTCATAAAGTTTTCTTGCTTGTCAGACCTATCGTCTAAAGTTTTAAGTCGCTCCAACATGGGGGCGACTTTGGCTAACTCTTCATCTGTTAAAAATTTTGTAAAATCATTAATTTTATTCATCAAACAGAACCTAAACCCATACTTATTAGGCCACCGTCTTTTTTCTTATCAACAATTTTTGGCATTATCATGTCATCAAAAAATACATAATTAAAAGAAGGTTTATTAGAGTCAGCGGCACGAGCAGTTGCATCTAAAAATTTAAGATTTGTATATCCTGCATCTGCAAGTTTTTTCATTTCATCAGTATTTACTGGTTTAAATAAACTTTCTGTAGGAACAGCTATGTTTCCTCTTTTATTTTTAAGTGTTTTAACTCTATATGGGAGAGCAGAATTTCCAGTTTTTTCTAAGTATGAATTTCCTTGTTTATTTAAATCACTAAACCTCCATTGATCTTCAGTCATACCTGCAAGTCGGCTATTCACCCAATCTGTTCCAAAAATATCAACCATATCATTTAAAGTGCCAATATCAATCTGTCCGGGTATTTCACCAACATTTGTTGGGGGAAGATAAGGATTATTTTCAGGATTAGAAATTTCAACGAAGCTCTGCATTGGATTACCTAGATCAAGAGATTTACCCAAATCAACTTCTGAAATATCAGCAAAAAGTAAACTACCGGGTATATCCTTGAGATCAGTATCAAAAAGATTTTCTATTATTTTATTTTGTTCTAATTTAGATTTTTCTGTTTGTTTAAGCAAACTTTCAAGCGTAGAGTATTTTTGAGATAAATTTTTTAAATTTTTAAGTTCTGTATATTGTGAAATTTCTGAATCAGTCCAATTAGAATTTTTTAGAGCTTTTATTACATCTTTATCGCTAGTGATACTTTCAAAGAGAAAAACAGGAAATGTATTATCTTTATTGTTTTGATCTTTAGTGATGTCTTTATTCATAATATCTTGAATTTCTTTAATTCTAGATTGAACATTTTCAAGGGTAGACTTCATGTTTAATTCAAAAGGTTTTTCTGCGTATTTCCTAGCAGCATCGCCTTTCATTATGCTTATAATGCCAGTGTCAAGACTACCCTGATAATTTTTCGGGATTTTATAATTTCTTCCGTACTCCATGGGGTCTATTTTTTCTTTTTGCACAAAATTAGAAAGATATTTATTATTTACCATTTGTTGTAGAAGGTTTTCATATTCTTTTTCAGTATCTGCTCTAATTTGTTTTGGAGATTCTGCGTTGTAAGTTTTGCCATCAATTTCAATAGAAAAACCCTCATCTAAATAAGTTTTTTTAGCATTTTCTAATGATCCATATTTTTTTATTATTTGAGGCTGCACCTCTTCTAAAACCCTTTGACCAAAATCATATCTTGAAAGCTCATAAGGAATATAAGGATTATCTTTATTGTGTGAATAACGATAGTATTGAGCAATATTTGGGTTTGAAGCAAAATATACGCCTTTTCCTGCTAACGCACCTTGACGCCCAAATTTAGCATCATCAGAACCCTTATCAAATTGCCCCTCACCAGTTCCAACATAATCAGTAGACATACGGCCATAAGGATATGTTTCAATGACTTGCGCACCTGTTGGTGCATAAATCCCTGATTGCATCGTTGTTGTATCACCCGGCTGACCACCTGCCACTTGAAAAATATCAGCGTATCCAACACTACCATCTGGCATAATATATTTTTCTTCAGGCATAAATTCAGTTTGTGGCGAACCGTGATACAAACGTAAATTTTCACCAGTTTTTACCGGAGCACCGAGATCTACATTTAAACCAAATAAAGAACTTAAACCTTGTTCAATCGGCTCACCTAAATATTTTCCTAAACCTAATCCTAAAAGAGCTTCCACTGGCCCCATGCCTGCTTCTAAAAGATCTGATATTTCTCTTTCGCCAGTTGGAGAATACTTCACAGGCTCCGCGTACCTCGCAGCAGCATCCCTTGGGCGCATACCTAAAGTTACTACAGGATTTAAATTTGATAAATCTGTTAAACCTAATGCATCAGCAGTTGGTCTAAGTAGAGAGGGTATATACTTACCAACTGGAATACTGTATCTGTCATAATTTCCACTGTAGTCA